AGCTTGTTCATGATCTGCTCGCGAATTTCCTCGTCGGACATTTCCTTGGCGTCCTCGCGCTTGATCATGTTGTCCGTAAGCTCGTTGAGGATCGGCAGCAGATGCTTGCGCGGGGTTTCGTGGTAATAGTCCTTGGCTCGCGCCTCACCCTGCGCGCGGGCAATGAACGAGATCGGCAGGCCAGTAGTCGCCGGATCGTCGCCGCCATCGTGATACGGCAGCGCGGAAATGAACCGCGTGTGCTCCTGCCGCTCGATGCCGACGCCGGGAACCCACACGTTATTGACGGTGTAAATCTCGCGCGCTGTGTTGCGCAGGATTTCGTAATGGGGGTAAGGGATGCTGACTTCCATTTCGGTGCGAATGAAAATCTGATTGCCGTCCCATGAAACGACCTTCCAGTGGGATTTCTGGTCTTGCTCGCTGCCCTGAAGCGTCACCAGTCGGCGCCGGCCTTCCCATCGACCAGTCGGGCGAAGGTTCAACTTCTTGCCCTGAATGGGCCGCGGCGCCTTCGTGGTCGATTCGATGATGCCGACCTTAGCGCCAGTCTCTATCGCCGCGCGAACTTGCGCCTCCATCCATGCGAGGGTTGAATTCTTGCGTGTCGGGATATTCAGTTGCTCGCAGTACATCGCCAACTCATCAGCGGTAACGCTGTTGAAGTCGTCATTCGCTGCTTCTGCCAGTGATCGGGTTCCGTTCATGGGTTTCTCTTGACGTGAAAAAGAAAGGGCGCCAGAAGGCGCCCCTTGTTTACTGCGGTGATGCTGGTGTTACGGGATGTACCAAGCGCCCATGACGCCGACCGTGACGATGGCCGCGCTGGATGCGCTCAGGGTCGCCGACAGGTAATCGGCGGCAGTGGTGGCCGTCTGCGTGACCAGAAGCGCCGGAGTCAGCAGCAAGCCCGTCTGCGCCGTCACCAAATCAACCGCGCCGCTGAAGATCGTGGGAGCGCCAGATTCCCATCCCAGCCGGGCGGTGCTGGACCCGCTGCCAGTGGTCGCCCACCAGTTCAGGTACAGAATCTGAGCGCCCTTGGGCACACTGATGAACCGCAGCACATCCGTCGCGCCGGGAAGCGAGATCGCGGTGGCCAGCGCGCGGAACGGCACCGCCTGATTGCGAATCGCCGTGGACGGAGACTTGTCCTCGAACGAATTGCGGGCCGTGTAGGTGGAGGTATTCACGGACGGGTCATTGACACCCGTATCCGTGAAGTAGGTTTGTGCGTATGCAATCTTGATGGTCATTCGATGATCTCCAAAGAGGGGCCGGAATTACCCGGCCCCATCAGGTCAGGTCGGGTTTGCGGTGCAGGCGACTTCGACGCGGCGGATGTACGGATCACCGACGATCATCGCGAGGTCGTACCACGCAGCGGAAATCAGCACGCGCTCGTTGGTCGGATCGGACTTGTCAGCGCCGTCGAGTACCTTCACGGAACCGTTGCCCATGCCGGTATCGGACGAACCGCGCAACTTCACCGCAGCCAGTGCGCCCTTCGCAACGATGATGATCGGGTACACGTCGATCAGCGTGCCGGTGGTCGAGCGGAAGCCAGTCGAGCCGATGGCGACGCCGATATCCGGAACCGGGATGTAATCCGCATTGGTGATGAACCGGATGTTCTGGCACACACCAAACTCGCCGGGGAACTTTGCGCCCGTGGTGTTCGCGGTAACGGTGAAGCCCGGAATGTTGCGGAGATCCGATTCCAGGTCGGTCGAGCAAAACGCCACATAACACGCCTCGACCGGCGTGGAGCCGACCTTGGTGCTGCCGTGGTCGATCTCGGTGAACGTGTCGGCGCGATTGGCCCGCAGTTCAGACACAGCGCGCTGCAAGCGACCCAGCGTAATGACGCCGTTGACCGTGGCGCGGGTCGAAATGGTCGGGCTGTTGTAGAGCACGCCAGTTCCAGCCTTGGCCGCGTTGTAGCGGATGCGCTCACGGGTACGATCAACCTTGACGCGCAGTTGCTTGACGCCTTCCTTCACCTCGTTCCACGGGCTCAGGTCCGCATTGATGCGCGTGGTTTCGTACACGTCGGCATAGCGGGTCAGCGTGCCGGTGTAATCCTCGGTGGCGAATGCCTGCGATGCCGGCGAGACACCCTCGACAACGCCAGTCGGCGTGGTCACGACGGGCATCGGCACCATGCGGCGGAACTGCACCGAATTGCCGGTGTTCTTGTCCTTCATGCGCTCGTCGAAAACGGGCGCAAGGTACGTGTGGGCCGGCGGCGTCCAGAGGAAATCCTTCTGGGCTTCATACTGAACATTGCCGCCGGGCGAATTGGTATATGCACGGGTTGCCATGGTGAATTACTCCAAGGTTAAGGTGGGTTCTCTGCCAAATAACGGCGAAACTCATCCTCTTCCGAGTCACCCGTGGCATTCACGCGCCCTTGAGGCGCCGATTGTCCGGTTCTGATCGCGGTAGTCGGATCACGTTTCTGCTGTTCACGTCGAGCCGCGACGGCGGTTGCCTTCGGGCTCGCTTGTGCCGGTGCTGGCTGATTGGATTTCTCCCAAAGCTCAGCCATCTTCTCGGCTTTCTTAAACTCCCCGACGAGCCAAGCAACATGCTTCGGGCTGGCCTTCTGGCCTTCCGGAAACATTTCCTTGACCACATCCGGCTGAGCGTCGAACCACTCACCAAATACCGGATCGTTGTCCAACTCTTGCCAGTCGGGGTGTTCTTTCGCGAGTTGCTGGGCGGCGGCGTTGAACTCTCGTTCTTGCTGCCACTCGGCGAGTTGCGACGCCATCGTCTGCACTTGTTCCTGCAAAGGATTCAGGCGCGATTTGAACGCGGCTGATTCCTCGGGGAACTCGCGCTCGTATCGCGCCCAAGCATCCTCGGTCATGCCCGCGGATTGCGCCGCGGTTTGTTTCGCCTGACTCTCGCGCAACTGGCGCTCAAGCTCGGCGAGTTTCTTCTGCGTCGGGCCCAACTGCCCTGACTGCGCCTTCCATCGATTCTCGAAATCTCGCGCGGCCTTCTCGCGGGTTTCGATCTCTTGGCGCACACGCTCGCGCACGTCATCGGGGACTTGGGCTAGCCAATCGTCCGCCGCGGGTTGCGCCTGCGTCTGCGCCGCTACTGGTGCAGGCTCAGCGAGTGTTTCGGGTTCCTGCTCGGGTTCCGCATCCGCCGCGGCCTGCTCGTCATCTTCTGACTGTTTCAGGTACTCGGCAAACTTGTCTTCTTCGCTCAACTCGTCGGGATTCGTCGGATTCCCAGTGTTCATGCGGTAAACCTCAGATGTTGAAATCCACGCCGTCGTCAAACTTCTCGATCTGATCGGGCTCGAAGCGCCGGACCAGTTCAATCAGTTCCTCGATTCGCGTGCGCTTTTCTTCTGCGCGCTCATGGGGCTGTCGCTCGCGTAGAGCTAGCGTCAGTTCCGAAACACGCGCAGCCGCGTATTCCCGAATGGCTTTCCACTCGGGACTGTTGCGGTTGAAGTCGGTCATGCCAGGACTGGACCCGGCGTCCTATTGCGTTCGGCGGCAATCTCTACCGCGTCAGCGCGTTCCTTCGCAGCTAGTTTCTCAGCCTCAATGCGAGCCTTGCCGCCCATTTCCTGCTGCTTGAGCGAGGACGCTTCACGGGCTTTCAGGATGCCGGTCTGAATCTCAGCAAGCGTCAGGTCTTCTTGCAGCGCCAGTTCCGCGAATGCCTGCTCGACATTCATTTGAGCGATGGCCTGCTTCGTCTGCGAATCCTGCGCCGCGATCTGCAACTTGCCATGTGCGATCTGGTTGTCGGACTCGATCTTCTGGCCCTTGAGCGCGACTTCCTGTTCCTTGAGCGCAACCATCGGGTCAGGCTGCTGCTGTTGCATCGCCTTCTCTTTCTCGCGCGCCTCGTCTTCGGGAAGCAAGATGCCATCGGTCGGCACTTCCAGAATCTCAAAGTTGCGCTTGAGAAGTGTGTAGTTGTCCACGTACGGCGCGAACTGCGGGCTCGATGCCATGACGGTAGCCGCCTGCAATCGCTGCGCCTGCTGATCCTTGACCAGCAGTGCATTGACGCGCGATGTCCACTTGAAATCGCCGCCGATCTGTTTCGGATCGCCGTATGTCAGATTCCATTCGATCATGCGCTCGCCAATCGGGCACAGGACGTTATCGTCCGTACCCATTGCCATGCGCTTTTGAAAAATGTTGTTCGTGTTCATCCGCACGGTTTGACCCTGCGCGGTTTCTTCGGCCTGCTTGCCCTGAGCGATTAGCGGAAGATTGATGATCTCGTCGGCCAGCATCATCGCCTTGTCGAGCAATGCCATGAATTGCGCGGCATTGTTCGGGGTGATGATCTCTTTGACGATATCGTCAAGGCGCTGGACGGAGCTATCAACAATCCACACCTTCGGGCCTTTCTTGCGCCACTTCCCATCCGCCGGCGTTACAGCGCCCTTGCGCAAGAAAATGTCAGCGCCAGAAGATGAGGCCGCATTGTGCAAGCCCATCTGCCAACTCGCCTGAATCGCCCGGTCAATCGAGCGCAGCAGGTAGGGAATGCCGCCACCGGCAAACGTGTCGTCAATCCGATGGCACGTATCGACAAAGTACGGCAGCCGCGAATCGTTCTCTAGCGGCGGTTCCTTGAACTTGAGAATCTGACCTTGGCAGAAGTAAATCTGGACCATGGGCAGCGGGCTACCGTCGTCTTCCCACTCAAACGGCTTGGGCTGGCCCATCTCATCTTCACCAGCCATCAGGCAACCGCAGCGATAGATCGTGCGCTCGCTTTCCTCGTCCTGAATTTCCTCGGCCCACTTCTTGCGGATCGGGCCGTTATACAAGGCCAGCACATAGCACTCGCGAAGGTTCTCCGTGAGCCCTAGCGTGTGGTTCTTCATGGCATAGCTGGACAGAATCGGCGATGAATTGATATCCACCGGCTTCTGCTTCAGTACCGCCTTGATGGCGTCCTTGTCGAATCCAGGCGCCTGCGACAATCGGCGCAAATCCGTTTCAGTCGCGAGGATGATCTCGAAGCACTTCTCGGCCTCTTCAATCGTCGGCGCAAGATCTGCGATGAAATACCACGGATTGACGTAGCCGATTTCCGGGCGGTTCTCCTCGATGATCTCCGTGACGGAAATCATCTTCATGCCTTCGCCCTCGGCCGCAATCTCGCCACGGTGCGTCCGCTTGCGCTTGACGCCCATATCCGGACCCTTGAGCACACCCCAGCCAATGCGACTGGAATCCTCAAGCATCCGGCGAACCTTGGGCTCGAAGCGGGTTTCTCCGTACTGCGAGCGAATCAACTTGTCCATGCGCTCGGCGCGCGTCTTGCAAACCTCTTTGACCTCAGCCTCAGTCAGCGGCGGGTCTTGCAGCAAATCCTGTTCGGGGATTCGCGGCACGTCGTCCGGCTGGACTTCGCCGTGATTGTCATTGTTCGGAAGCAACATATCGGCGCGACGAGCCGCCGTGATAATCGTGCGGCTGAACGTGATCGCCAGTGTCGGAGCCTCGCGATTCTGGCCCGCGCCATCTGCGGAGCGGTCCTTGGTGTCACTCGCGACTTCCTGCGAATCGTTGTAACGCCTTTCATCGTCCGCCATGCGTCGATGGATTGGCTGCCACTTGCGCGCCAGATCGTCGAAGTCGGATTGCAGATCGTTCGCGATAAACCGCGCCCGGCTGTCTTCGATCATCTGTTGCTCGCGCGCAGCCGCGATGGCGACTGGATCTAGCATCGTCATCGCGGCCGGCTGGTCCATTAGCTGAACGGGGTCGCTTCGGTGCCAGACGCGCTGCTGACGTAGAGGACCGAGTAGACACCCGCCGCAACATCGCGCAACTGCACCTGAGCGCCCACCTTGCCGCCAGTCGTGCCGCCGGATGCGGTGAACATCGTCAGCGTGTCAGTGCTCGACGTGGTTGGATAGGCGGTCACGCCATCGGATGCGTTGTCCGTCTCAAAGATCGCGGCGCCCTGCATGATGTCGCTGCCAACCGTGTCGATGGTCACGTTGCCAGTCAGATCGACGCTCAGGTAGAAGTCGAACTTCGCCCCGGTTCCGGTCGCGGGCGGCAGCAGAACGGCGCTGCCGGCTGCGCGATTGAGCGTGAGGATGCGATTGGCGTGCTCCGGCAGAACGGTGAAGGTTGCCGCCGCGATGCTGACCGGGGTCGTTGCCATGTCAGTAAACAGCGCATTGAGCGCCGTGCGAGCGCGCCCACCAAAGGCGCCGGAAAGGTACTGGTTGATGCGTGCGACGCTAAGTGCTGCCATTTCCATTTCTCCAACAGGGCGCCGTGGCGCGGGTTGCTCAAATACCCGTGATTACGGGTATTTGAATGTGATGTGTGAGGGACACTTTTGCCGCCGCTGGTGATAAACTTCCACCTACAACCAGGGAGCTACAAACATGACTGATACCCGCGCAAGCAAGCCGTCCTTCATCGCGATGCCGGAAGTGACCCGCCGCACCGGATTCAAGCGCGAGCGAATCCGCCAGCTTGAGGCAATGGGCAAGTTCCCGAAACGAATCGCTCTGTCTGCGCGGCGGAACGTGTGGATTGAGGGAGAGGTTGACGCATGGGTTGCGGCCCGGATATCCGAGCGCACCAACGAGTCAATCAACACTCAGCACAGAATTGATAAGGCGAAGCTCATGCGCGGGTAGTGCTCGCGCATGTGATGCGTGACTCGCTCACTTCACAGCCCGAAATCGTCGGACGGGATGTGTTGCGGGCGTTCGATTGCCTGTGTTCTTGCTCGCTCAAGGCCGGACATGACCAAGTAGCGGGTGGAGTCCATTAGGTGATCGCGCTCTTTGCGAATCGTGCCGTTCGGAGCGAACTGGTACAGGCGATATTCGCCAAGCCATCGCTGGCAGGTCGAAAACACCTTGAGTCGCCCTTGACTCAGGCGCTCAGTGACCGAATCAATGCCAGCCATGACAGACTTGTCAGCCGCCGTAATGTCGAGCCCAAGGGATTGATACGCTTGCAGCGTGGTCTTGCCGTCGTCGGCCTTGCCGGCGTAATCGCCTACGCCTGGAATCCACTTGCCGCGACCCTGGATCGCTGCGGCATGCACTGCGCGCGGCATTTCCGCTTGGAAATACTCGGCATAGATGTAGACGATATCGTTCTCGCGATCCCATGCGCCCCAAACGCATGCGGTGCCAGCGCCGTTTTCTTCGCTGCCGAAACCGAAGTCCGCGGCCCAAACTCGCGACCAGTAGCGGGGAACCATGAACGGCTCGACCACGAATACTGATTCGTCAACCCGGTAAATGCGCCCGCTCCCCGTGTACGGAATGCCAGTGCGCCGCGTCTCTCTTGCGGCGCCAGTGGTGTTGCCTAGCTTCTGTGCGATCTCGTCGGCGGTCAGGTGCGGAACATCGTTCATCGGGCAAACGACGCGGGCGCGGCTCAGTGCGCGCATCTTCTCCAGCGTAATGCCGTCCGCCAGTTCAGGCAGAAACATCAGCGCAACGTCTGTAGCGCCCTTCAACCCGGTAAACGTGAGGATCAACCGACCATCCACGGACTTGCCGCGGAATCGGTGCAGGCATTCCTCGTAGATATCAGTCGGGCACTGCTCGTCGAGCCAGATGAAATCAATCTCTGTACCCTGAAACGAGTCGCGGCCCTGCTCGTAGCTCTTTAGCTCAAGGCTCGACCACTTGCCGGACTTGTGCTTGATCTGAATCGAGTCAGCCAGCCCAGCTAACTGATTGCTCGGCGCGATCTTGCCGAGCTTGGCGCCGGGGATGATCCCGGTTCCGTTGTCGCTGCCGCGGTGATCCTTTGAGCCCAGCAACTTCTGCTGGATGATGTTGCGAACCGTCTTCGTCGTATCGCCAGCGCACCAGGCTTGAATCGGGCGATTGAACCGCCAGCCAGTCCACCAGTCGGGATACTCGCCGGTCAGGTGGCAGACAAGCTCAAACCCGCCGCCCTCGGTCTTGCCCGTTCCGTTTCCACCAATGAACGCCCTGTATTGCGCCCACTTGCCATCGGAGAAGAACTGGCAATGGTGGTGATACAACTCACGCCGAAGCGGCCCGGTTTCGGGAAACATGCCGGCGAACTTGTTGCGCGCCTCCCATGCGAGCAACACCCTAAACGCCTTCGCAAACGCCTGCTGCTTATCCAACGGCAGCCGCGACAGAATTGCGGCCTGCTCACTCGCCGGCAGGCTGCGCAGTGTTGCGATGTCCACCTTTAGGCGGCGATCTCAAGCAGGGTTAGCGTGTACAGATAGTCAAGCCAGTCTTGCATATCGCTGCAACCGCGGATGGTTTGGGCGATTGCGCATTGGATTAGGGTTGGCATATTCAATCAGACCGATACACGCGCGGGATTTTTAACACTTTGCCGCATACGCATGCACGCGACGCGCTGAATATTCACTTCGACGCCAGCAACCCAAGGATTTCATCGAGCTGCGTCGTCGCCTTCGCAACATCGGGCAGGTGCGCGGTCATATCGACCTCGGTGCGCTGCGTGCCGTAGCGTTTCGGGTCCCAGCAGGCGAGCAACTTCGCCCGAGTATCAACCCGCAACTTGCGATGCCCGAGCATGTCCTCAGTCGTTTCCGTGATCTTGTCGCCCTCGACCTTGCGGATTACGCCCTGTTCCTGCGTATCGGCAATGTGCAGCATGTCGTAGGCGATTTCATCGAAGCCAGCGGCTCTCGCGCGCGCGACCCTTAACGAAAACGTCTCGTCAGCTTCCTCCCATCGCCACACCGACATAACGCTTGGCATGTGCTCATCGCGACAAATGCGCGCAAGAGGCTCACCGTTCGCCAGCCTTTCGCAAATCTCATCAGCCAATTCAGATGTGTAAGCACTCGGCCTACCGTGCGGCTTCTTCGCCTCCGGCTGATTGTGCTTCGGTGCCTTGCTCACACCATTTCCCAATCTTCCGCCAGAATGTCGGTCTGCGACGCCAGCCACGGGCAGCGGGCGCCGGGCGTGCTCTTGGCGTCATTCGGGTATTCGATGTAGAGATACGGAAGCGTCATCTTGGAGTGCGCGTCAGGCCGCTGCATGCGAACAGTCAAACCCTTGCCATTCCAGCCATGACGGCGCACACCTTCGCCATCCTTGAGAAACTGAAGTGCCACGTCAAATCCGTACATGCTCACAACACCACCTCGCCATTGACCGTAACCGTAACCACCGCCCGCCCATACCCCCGCGCAAACTCCAGCACCCGATGCGCAAGCGTCCCCACGCTCGGCTCGGTGATCTCGCCGCGCAAGACGGCCTCGACGTTCTCGATTGCCATTTCTGCCACGTCTGCCGGTGCCGCATCACTTACCACGCCATACGGGCTCATCGGTTCAGGCCCGGACCAAGCGACAAGAACACCTGAACATCCGCGACAGTCTGATCCTTGAGGACGCCATAGCAGATGCCACCCTCCAGCTTCAGCGACGGGATGCTTGCCGTCAGTTTTTGCGCGGTGCCGCTCACATCTGTTGCGAGCTTCCACGTTCCGCCGACACTGACGACGATATCCACTTCTTCAGAGCCGGCGAGGTCGCACGACAGAATGCCGAACTCATAGTTGCTCAGATCCGCGCGATATGACGTGACAATCGGCGGGCCAATGCTGCCAAGCGCCGCGAACGGCGTGCTTCCGCCGATCAGCGGAGTTACCGGAATCTGTGCCATGTATTTTCCTAAGCGATGACGCTAACGTTGTCGATTGCGAGCGTAGACGCAACCACTGCGTGAAAATTGATCTGATTGAACTCTGCGTTTGCGGTCAGGGTTGCCGAGTGCGCGCCAACGCCAGTTACCGGTATAACGTCTTGCTGCACAATCGTTCCGTCCATTTGCAATCGGACTCGAAATCCTGGGATCGTGCCGGTTACGGCTGTCACATCGAATGCAACCGCCACGCTTCGGCCGGAATTGACCAGCCCGATTGATTGAACTAGCCCGTCACCAGTGCCGGCAGAAGTAGCCACGCCTGCCGCAATGACCCACGCGGTATTGTTGATCGTCCAACTACTTCCGTTGGCAAATCCGCCATTGGTGATCCGCTGATATGCCTCGTACCCACCAGAGCCGCCGACTAGGCCGCCAGTGATGGAGCCGGCTAGGCTCACTTGCGAAACACCTGCACGGCCTTGACCAGCGTAACCAGCGCATTGACATACCCGATCACGGTAGCCACGTTATCGCTGATCTCGTAGTTCTGGCGCACCCATGCGAGCAGGATATTCAACCGTTCTGCGCCGGGCTTGTCTGCGTGCGCCGTCTGAATCTCCAGCACCTTCAGCGCAATCTGTAGCGCCGCGCCAGGATCAACCGAGCGCGCTACATCTGCGGCCCAGGTCAGGACTTCGAGCGCCTTGGTGCCGAGTTGCCACTTTGCGAGCATACCCATTGTCAGCCGCCCTTGGATTCGCTGGACTTAACAACGTCCACGCCGTTGCCAGTGCCGTTGCCGCAGCCGTCAACCGCGCCCTTGTCGATCCATCCGGTTTTGCTCACTTGGTTTTGTCCTTGATCGTCATCAGTTGCGAATTGCACGCCTGCAGCGCCGGTAGCGCCGCCTCCACGCAATCCAACAGGCTTTCCCCGTCCGTAACGCTCAGGCACACCGCAGGCACGCTCACGGGCGCCGTCAGTGCATCAGGGAGACTCGGACACACTTGCTGCGCTGGTGGCGCTGGTGGCGGACTGAGCAGCCCTCGCAGCGTCCCGCACCCGCTTAGCGAGCACATCAGGAACAGGCTGGCTAGCCCAGTCCTTAGCGCCCTTGTCGCTTGCATAGATCGTGCGCCTTGTAGTGCGGCCCGCCTGCTCAGCCTTCAGCCGCTCACCCTGAGCAATAGTCAGTGCAGCGACGAGCGCATCGCGCTGTGATCTGCCGGCTAGCTCTGCATTGATCGCGGTTGTGTAGCGATACCAGCCCCATGCTTGCGATCCGCCTGCGCCTATTGCGATGCCGCACAGGAGCAGGAGGACTACGCCGAGTGACCTATCCATGACTTCCCGATAAACGGTACTTGTGCGTTACTACTAACGGAGTATTGTTCACCCATCGGCAACGCAAACAGGGGAACGGAAATGAACGACTACCTGATGGCAACCAACTCCAACGAAACTCTGGCGTACAGCGCCATGATGTGCGCCATCAGCGCACACAAATCCATCAAAGCCGCTCGCAAGATGAGCGGCGATAAGCTCCGCGACGAGCTTCACCACATCAAACTTTCCCGCGCGCACGTTGTTAAGTGCGCTCGAATCCTCACCCAGCGGTCGGTCTAACCAACCGACCCAGCCTCAGCCCTCTACGGAGGGTTGAAGCGGGGCCAGATGGCGACCGAATCAACTACACTGGAGAGATGAAAATGAGCAACGTAAGTGCAGGTAACTGGCAATACTTTGGCCCGGCAACGGATGCGGCAAAAGCTGAAGCCGAATCCGTCTACCCGGTTGCCGGCGATGCAGACTTCCCCGGCGGCTGCGAACACGTCGAGTTTGACGGCGAGCAAGGCGCCGGCCTGTACGCTCGACACCTTCCTTTCAGCCGATGAAGCTTGACCCAACCCGCAACACCCGCCAATCCCGCCACCGCGCCGCCGCTAAGGCTGCCGGTGGCGCCTTGCAGAATGTTGTTCAGAATTTTTTGTCTGGTCGTGGTTTATCTTTTGGTGATGCTTAATTTTGGAGGCTTTTATGAAAAAGCGTTTTTCTGTTCGCAATCGTCGTAAGGACCGCAGGAATTTTTCTCGGTCCGCTGATGCTACGCATCCTCGTAACGCCAACACTAATGGTGGAAAGCGCGGCGGTGGCCGGCTTTAATTCATGTGCCGTGCTATCATCCGATCGACGCTTGGCGTTCTTCTCGGTGTGTTCATGCGAAATCCGGTAAGCCGAAAATTTTCTTTAAGGAAAAATTTGTTCGTGCTTGGCCCGGATATGAGCATATTGTTGTGCCGTTCGGCCGCTGCGCCGGCTGCATGTCAGCAAACTCTGGCAGCGCATCCCGCGCATCAGCGAACGCACGCGAAACCATTTCCGGCGTGACCTGGGTGCGGTGTTCGTTCCCCTTCGCCTTGCGCTGCTGCCGGCGGTGGACGATGTACGGCGACACCATGCCGCTCATGCGGGCCCGCTTGATGATCGCGCGCAGCTCGTCACCGATGGCAACCTCCAGCGCGGCGCCGGTCTTTTCCTGCTCAACCAGAAGACTGCCGGCCGTCTCATCGGCAAAC